CCGTAATTTCATGTAAAAGAAAACCTAACAATTCTTTCAGGAGAAATCTAACAATTATCGCTTTGCGTAACCATTTTTCCTGCATTACAGTGTAACTATGGCAGGAAAAACACCAGAACCAGAGCAGATAGACCGTGAACTAGCGGTTGTTAATCTGCGCCGTACTGGACTCACATGGGAGATGATTGCTAGGGAAGTTGGCTACGCATCACCAGCAGGGGCATGGAAGGCGTATGAACGCGCTTGTGCCAGAACGCTAGAGGAACCAACCGCAGAAGCCAGGCGCATAGAACTAGACCGCCTAGATGCCCTGCAATACACATATTGGGATCCCGCCATTCAGGGAAATCTTAGAGCGGCAGACTTTGTGCTGAAGGTTATTGACAGGCGGGCAAAGATCCTGGGAATTGATGCCCCACAGAAGATACAAGCGGAAGTGGTGACTTATGACGGAACAGGAAGCCTTGATGCAGAAGTTGAGCGTATCGCCAGACTCATTGATGCCGCAGAAAGACAACAAACCACAGACAGCACCTACATTGAACAGCACAGTGAAGGCATCACGGTACTTGTGGAAGAACAGCCTAGCGAGAGCGGAACAACTACCGCCTGAAGGTGATTGGAACATCTGGCTGTATATGGCTGGCCGTGGCGCTGGAAAGACCCGTACAGCCGCAGAATGGCTTGCCTGGGAAGCGATAGACAACCCTGATACAAGATGGGCCATTGTTGCCCCTACCTTCTCAGATGCCCGCGATACCTGCGCTGAAGGGGAGTCTGGCGTAATCAGTGTGTTGAAGCGTTACAGAATGTTGTTGCACTGGAACAGATCTATGGGTGAAATTATCCTGGTCAATGGTTCCCGCATAAAACTCTTTTCTGCTGATCAACCTGACCGTTTCCGTGGCCCACAGCATCATGGAGCCTGGTGTGATGAGTTAGCCGCTTATAGATATTCAGATGCGTGGGATCAACTGCAATTTGGCCTACGCCTGGGTAAGAAGCCCCGTGTAGTAGTAACCACTACGCCTAGACCAACGCCATTGATTCGTATGCTGGCTAACCGTGGTGATGGCACAGTGGTCATTACAAGGGGTTCTACATTTGATAACGCTAAAAACCTAGCCCCATCTGCCCTATTGGAACTACAAGCCCGCTATAACGGCACACGCCTGGGTAGGCAGGAACTTTATGGTGAGATCCTTGATGACACAGAAGGCGCATTGTGGACTAAGGGCGTAATTGACCGTAACCGCATACAGAAAGCCCCATCACTATCAAGAATTACCGTATCTATTGACCCTGCTGTAACTAATAACGCCAACTCAGATGAAACAGGCATCATTGTGTGCGGATCTGATGCAGGTGGGCATGGTTATGTCCTGGGTGATTACTCCTTTAAGGGTTCACCGCTTGAATGGGCATCTAAGGCCGTATCAGTCTTTGATGAATGGAAAGCAGACAGCATTTTGGTAGAAGTAAATCAGGGTGGCGATATGGTGAGCGCAGTTCTAAAGCAAATACGCCATTCATTACCAATCAGAGAAGTACGCGCCCATGTGGGCAAGAGATTACGCGCAGAACCAGTAGCGGCTATGTATGAACAGGGGCGTATTCACCATGTAGGGGAATTTGCCAACCTAGAAGATCAGATGACCGTATGGACTCCACAAGATGCAGATTCACCAGACCGTATTGATGCAATGGTGCAGGCTTTCAGTAACTTACTAGGTACACAAACAGTGGCTAACTACTTTAACGCTTTGGCAAACTTCTGCCCTGGTTGTGGCCTGCCTATGCCTAAAACAATGTCGCATTGTTCAAAGTGCGGAACGGCTATAATCGTTCCTACGCAAGAAGTTTCTGAAGGAGCATAATGGCTGTTCAATACAATGTAGAGATTGATCAAGGGGCTGACTGGTTCCTTAATGTCACTTATGAGCAACCAGCAGGAACGCCTGTAAATATCACTGGCTATACAAGCGCATTACAACTACGGTCATTGCCAACAGATGCAACGGCTGTTCTATCGCTTTCAACAGGTAGCGGCATCACCATCACAGGTTCAACAGGGCTAGTAGCAGTTCACGCAACAGCAACACAGACCCGCGCCATTGATGAAGGCATCTACTATTATGATCTTGAAATCACATCACAATCAAACATTGTGACCCGCCTAATTCAAGGGCAGGCTTATGTGAGCGCAGAGGTGACACGCTAATGGCTGATGAAGTAATTGTTGTAGAACCCGTAATTCAGAACATCACGGTTGTAGATAGCACCGCTTCAATCAGCATTACTTCACCTGGTCCACAAGGCCAGCCTGGAGTCTTTACGCCATCAGATATTTTCTATGTTCACACACAATCACAAGCATCAGCAGTATGGACCATTAACCATAATTTAGGCGGTCAGCCAACAGCCGTGGTTCTGGACTCAGCAGGAACGCAATGTGAAGGCACTTTCAGTTATCCTAGTACCAATCAAATGATCATCACTTTTACGGCGGCGTTTAGCGGCACTGCCTATGTGGTTTAAGGAGCCTACTCATGTCACGCAAATTTCTAGTTAGCATTGATCTCAACAAGAATGAATTGCAGAACGCGGTTATTCAAAACCTTGCTACTGCTCCTTCTACACCGCTTGATGGTCAGATCTACTACAACACTTCTGATGACACCCTTTACTTCTGGAATGGCACAGCCTGGATCAATGTTGTGCAACAGGCTGAAATTCTTTATGACACATACAGCAACCGCCCAACTGCCGCTTCAGGCAACACAGGCGCATTGTTCTTTGCAACAGATCAAAACCTTCTTTATTTCTCAAACGGTTCCGCATGGAGCCAGGTAAGTGCATTTGGTAATGCAACTTCCGCAACATCTTATGGCGATACCGCAGTAAACGGATCAGCAAACACCTATTCACGCTCAGATCACACACACGGTACGCCATCTCTTACATCTACTGCACCACAAAATCAGGCTATTGGTGACACCGCTTCAGTAGGTACTGCAACAACTCCTGCCCGCGCAGACCATGTTCACGGTATGCCGTCATTTGGAAATGTGACAGCACAAACATCATTTGGTGCTTCATCAGGTAATGGCTCAGGCACATCTATTGCCCGCAATGACCACACACACGGTACTCCTACACACGATAACGCCGCACACAGCGCAATCAACCTTTCAGCGCTTGCTGTTCCTACTGCAAATGTTCCTTTTGCTACATACAAGATCACTGGTTTGGGCAACCCAACAGATGATCAAGATGCGGCAACAAAATACTATGTAGATCAGGCTGTTCAGGGTCTTACATGGAAGGCCGCCGCTAACCTTCTTTCAACAGTCAATGTGGCGCTTACAGGATCAACAAACACACTTAACATTGACACATACGGCGCACTTACAAGCGCTGATAGCGGATACCGCATTGTTCTTACTAACCAAACAACAGATGCAGACAACGGCATTTATGTTTACACAGATAACGGAACAAACTACACCCTTACACGCGCCGCAGACGGAACACCGTACACAGAACTTATTGGCGCAACTATCTATATTCAGGAAGGTACAACAAAGGCTGGCACTTCCTGGTCACAGCAGAACCATTACATCACTTCATTTGCTGATCAGGACTGGGTACAGATCTCTGGCGTTGGTATCTACACAGCAGGCAACGGCATCAACATCAATGAAAACATCATTTCAGCAGTTGTTGAGTCTGGCGCTGGTCTTAGCCTTTCAGGTTCAGGTCTTGCTATTGATACAGCAGTGGTTGTACGCAAGTACAGTTGGTGATGGCTCAAATACCACATACACTGTTACCCACAATCTAGGCACAAAAGATGTTCAAGTAACCGTTTATGACAATTCCAGCCCATACGCTGAAGTTGTTGTAGATGTTCAGCACACAAGCACAACTGCAATCGCAGTTCTGTTCTCAGTAGCACCAACATCTAACCAATACAGGGTTGTAGTTCAGGGCTAATTAGCAAAAGGAGATACACATGGGTCTGCGTGACCGTATCGCAAGAGCAATAGCATCACCTGATCAGGAGAAGGCTCCTAATCTGCCTGCTGGCTCAGTAGTTATGTCTGAAACAGACATGGCTAATGTTGCCAACGCTATGCGCAACACTTATGGAAGCAACAACCCATTGCCGCGTAACCCGTGGCTTAACATGGTTCCATTTGGGCCAGGAACGCCTATTACTCCTGGTGCAATTAACCCTGTAAGTGAAGAAACAGGCCGCCCAGAGCCACGCCGCTTTGAATACCAGGTAGCACAGAACATCAATGTAACTGCTACCCGCCTTGTACCTTTCCAGACCCTACGCGCCGCCGCAGATAGCATTGACATTTTGCGCCGTTGCATTGAAGTCACTAAGAACAAACTTAGCGGCCTTGATTGGGATATTGTCCTAGCGGCAGATGCTTCTGA